ACAGAGGTAATTCAAGAGCAGGTTTTTTATATTCTGATGCAACAAGAACAATATTAGCCGAGTATAGAAATTTACCTTTGATATTCTTTACTAACGACACCGAACGTATGCGCATAACAAGTGGGGGAGATGTTGGTATTGGGAATACAGCTTTCGCATCTACAAGATTAACTGTTACAGGAAAAGATAATGGTACAAATTATTCATTTGTTGCCAATAACTCATCAAACACTAATTTGTTTTTAGTAAGAAATGACGGATTAATAGCAACAGGATTAAGTACGCTTTCTCCATACAATTTTACCACAGGAACAGCAGCCAATTTGGTTGTAGATAATGGAGGATTTTTATATCGTTCTACATCTTCATTGAAATATAAAACCAATGTTCGTGATTATGACAAGGGTTTAGATATTATTAACCAAATGCGACCTGTATATTATAATGGCAAAAATGATGGAAACACTCAATTTGCAGGTTTAATAGCTGAGGAAATACACGATTTAGGTTTAACCGAATTTGTACAATATGCAAAAGACGGAACTCCTGATGCATTATCTTACTCAAACATGGTTGCTCTTTTGGTGAAAGGTATGAAAGAGCAACAAGTTCAAATCAACGAATTAAAATCACAATTAAATAAATAAAAAATGGCAACAACAATTTTTGAGTGGGTAATCAGCGAACTTAATTGCGCTGTAGAATCTGAGGGTTTACCTGACGTTATCAATAAGATACACTATAGATACAACGCAACACAAGAGCATGACGGTAAGATTTATTTTGCAGATACATACTCTGTTGCTAGTGTAACACAACCAAATCCACAAAACTTCATTCCTTACGCAGATGTAACAGAAGCCGAAGTAATATCTTGGTTAGAGCAGATATTGCCTGTTGAGGCTATGAAATTAGCTTTAGAGAACAATATTGCTCTTCAAATCAATCCAGTTGAGGTTACACTTCCACTTCCATGGCTTCCAACCACAACTACTACAACTACCGAAGCTCCTGATACAACTACAACAACTGAGGCTCCATAAATATTTTGTTTAATTAAATTAATTTATTAGTTTTGTTAAAAATATATATATGAAATCAATTGAACTAGTAGTAGCTAAAGAAAACATTGGTGGTAGAGATACCTTTTTAACCACTTATGATTTATTAAAATCAGCCATTAACAATCCAACACAAGGCGGATTTAATGTTGATGAGATGATCAAAAGACTTCGTTTATTAGGTGAAGTTGAGAAGCACAAAGACTTATTTGAAATCAATCCAGAAGATTTTAAAGATGAGCTTCTTGAAAGAAAGGCCACATTAGAATTAGAAGATGCTGATTTTACTAAGTTAAAAGAACTCTTCAAAGAAATGAAATGGGGAGTGGTATCAAAGACGATTGTTGATTTAAGCAATCAATTAGATAAGTAGTTTTTTGGTTTAGTAATAATAAATTAAGCAGGCTGCGAACCTGCTTTTTTTATTTCATCTATTACCATATTAGGAGTAATACTATTCTGACATTCAAATTGTCTATCTGTTCCCTTATGTTTAGGGCAAAATGCCCAATCTCCAGCATCAAATCTTATATCTGGCTTATTCCAACAACCATGACATACATTTGTATTGTATGGTCTTATACATTCAAATTCATGGTTAATATCAGTAAATCCTGCAATCATGATAACTTTCTTGCCTAATCCAAAAGCAAGCCATGAAATTCCTGATGATAAACCTATGAAAAATTCAGAATGATGTATTACAGACATGGTATTTTCTATGCTTGTATCTTCTAATTGGTAGCAGTTGTTGAATGGATTACGTTCTTTTGATGTATTTATGACATTGTAGCCACTTTCCACCAAAAAATCTATAACCTCCTGCCAATGACTTCTGAGCCAAAATTTAAGCCCCGAAGTGCTATTTGTAGCTATTGTAACATATTTGCCATACTGGTTATTACCTATGCTATATTTTAGCCTTGGTCTAACTTCCTCAAAATCCAGTCCCAATATATTACTAGCTGCCTTTTGTAGCGGAATAGTATTGCATAATACAGGCTCTCTGTTTGAATCATAAAACCATCCAATCTTGTACATAGCATAACAACTTACAGAGCTGCCCGGTTCTACTAATTCCAATTCCGGATAGTCCAGTATTTTATTCCAAAAAGTAGACACAATAACTTTACACTGATGCTTTTTTCTAAATTCTTCACAATATCCAATCCAAGCCAATGTGTCCCCTAAACTCTTGCTTTCAAAAGCTATAAAGACTCTTTTGCCATGTAAATCCAGTACATTTTCATAGATTAATTCTCCGTCCTGATATACATACGTTTTCCATTTGGTATAGTATTGTCTATTGAGCCTTACCCAGCTATTGCTTTTGATTACACTTTGGTATTGGCATATATCATTCTCATCATAAAATCTAACATCAAATTCACTATCGCTTTCTCCTTTTATTTCAAGGAAAGGGTGGTTGATGAAGTTTTGTAAGATGCGGACCTTTTGTACTTGTGCTGGGAGTTCTAATATTTTTTCATAAGCTATTTGATGTGCCATTGCAAAAATACCTGTGGTATTATCTTTTGGTATATCGTATGTAATATTATTGTACTTAGCTATCAATTTTAAATCAGCATCTATTGAATATGTGTAGTTATCATACATTCCGGCATACTGCGGAAGATTCCGCGCAACAATAGGTAGCCCATAACCTATGGCTTCACGAAGTACTAATGGGTTACATTCCCATGTACTATTAAACATGAATATGTCTGATGCTATCATGAAGTGGTCAATATCTGTGCGCTCTCCCCATACCTTTACGTTTGGTGGTAAGTTATGCATCAATGGTTCCCAATAGTGCTTAAAGTTCCCAGCCTGATTGCCTACGAAGTGAAACATAATATCAGGATATTTACGGGCTATTTCTATTCCTTCAGCTTGATTCTTTCCCGGAGTCCACAAGCCAACATTTAACACATGCTTCTTGTTTCTATCAAATCCTAATTCATCTTGCCATATTGATTGGAATTTTTTAAGCTTCATTTCATCTATTGGATAAAGTATTGTAACGTACTTAGATTCCAAATCAGCAAATGTATTTTCATGATAGGGAGTGCAGAATGAATATAAGTCCGGGTGGAATAACTTGCTATTCGGATCAAACGAGATGTCATGACACGTTTCTACTATTCGGTATTTTCTATCTGCGTTGTAAAGCTTCTTTACCATCTCCCTGTCTAATCTTTCAGACATTTCATCTATGTGTATTATATCAGGTTGGAAGCTTTCTATTACATCAAATAGCTCCATTTTATTCTCGTAAAGGGTAGTAAAATTACTACCAATTATTTCCAATATGGCATTACGTTGAACTACATAATCTAGGCTATGGCATTGATACTCTACTACATAGTATTCATTATTGGTATGGTTTCTCATTCCTTGAAGTCTTTTCAATAGGAATTGGGGCATACCCCCTGTGCTAAGGTGTGGAGCTAAAAATAATATTCTCATTGGTTATTTGTTTGGATAAGTTTCTATTTTCAATAGCTCAGTTCTAAACATGTGTTCAGAAAGTTTATTTAATTCTTTTATTACCTCATCGGGAGTTTTGTTTGTTCTACATTCAGTCGTAATAATTGCTAATGCCGCCATTAATAATCTACCCTCATTAATTGAGTAATTAATTTCATTTAGGTCTTGTATCATAGGTTATTTGTTTTGGTTTGTTTTTATTGCACAATGGTGGCTAAATTTAGATTTCCATTGTTCTAGCGTTTCTTTTTTGTTATAATTTTCGTTCATAAATTCTTTAATCTTTTCAATGTTCTTTTCTCCATGATAGAATAGGAGATGTTCTTTGTGTGAAGGTACTTTAATCCATGGCCCTATTAAGTTATCATGACCAGTAAATTTTAGGTCTTTATGTAGTCCATTGATGTAGCAGTATGGTAATCCTGAAAACGTCATACGTTTATACAGGAGAGCTTGAAGTATGGTTTCTTCATGGAAGGGTGCGTAATAGTTATGGTTCTTTAATACTTTAGGGTGGTTGCACATCCAGTACCATTCATCTAAAAATTCAATGGTATTTTGCCCAGCAACATAATATCCTGTTTGCCTGTATCTATTACGGACATATTGGTTTATGTTAAATAGTTCACAGGCTGGTGCTTCTAATGTAGTGCTTAAATCCGCCCTACTTTCAGCGCCACCTCTACCATTGACCATAAGGTATTCATATATACCCTCTGTAAAAAAAGGGTAACTTGATTCGTAATTATAGAAAGTAAAGATATTGTCAACGTATGGACTAGCCACAGAATCAGAGTCAACGTAAGCAATCGTTTCTGCATAGTTTTCAAGTGCGTGTTTGGTTATTAAAGGTCTTTGTATAAGTAGTTTGTAAATGCTTTTATTGGATCTATCAATGTAGTCAGCCCTTTGTTTCAGGTGCTTTACATCACAATCCCATCTTATTGTTTCCGTATCTTCAATCTTTTTATCAGAGTTAAGCATATAAACTAGGATTGGTATCTCACTGAACTTACGGATTGATTCAACACACAATTGAACCAAGTCGGCATAGGACTCATCTGCATATAACAAATAGGCTCTTTTATGCTTTTGTTTCTTGTTTACATAATAACCATAGTACTGGTTGGCATAGAGTAGTTGAAGTTCTGGGTATCTTGTTTCCATGACTGCCGGACTTAAATCAGGCTGCAAATGGGTTTCATGGACATTGCCTTCATGCTCTCCCTGTTCCATAAGATATGGCACTGCCACCAAGCACTGCTTTCCACTAGTTACTATCTTTTTGATTATGCTTTGTGCATCTTCCACAGACAAGTGTTCCAGCACATCACCCATGATAATGAACTCGTAATAGTCAAAATGGAAGCCAACTACACTTTGTATAAAGACGTTGTTATACTTCTTATCTAATTGGTAATTAACTACATATGGTTCGTATATCTCTACGCAATCCATGTAGTAACCATAGTTTTTAAGCAAATCAGAATAGGTGCCAATACCAGCTCCTACATCTAATATCTTTTTGTTTACGGCTACGTTATCTACAATGTAATCCCTGACTTCTTGCTTGAAGAATTGAAAGCTAGTTGGCATAAAATTAATTTAATTAAGCAAAAGTAATTAATTTAATTAAATAAATATATCTTTGCCTAAAATAATTATTATGAAAATAGAAGTAAGCATTGGCGAAATAGCCGACAAGTACACCATTTTAACCATCAAATCATTTGAAATTTTAGACGAACAAAAGCAACTTAACATTAAAAAAGAATGGAAGTACATCAATAGTGTAATAAAAGAAAGCTTCCCTGAATTAGCCGCAGATCCATTAACACATAGGCTTCTGGATATAAACAGGCAGTTGTGGGTGGTAGAAGATTCACTTAGGGATTGCGAAAATGACAGGGAGTTTGATAAGTTGTTTGTCTTTTTGGCAAGGCAGGTTTATAGGCTAAATGACCAGAGAGCAGCCATTAAGAAGCAAATTAACATAAAGTACAAGTCCGATATTGTGGAGGAGAAGTCATATAATGCTTATTAATTTATATTTTTTGCGCTGAATTTGACAGAAAAAAGTTATTTTTGATAGATGAATAGACTCGCTATCATAATGATTTTTTTCTGCTCCTGCGCTTCGGTTAAGAAAACCGAGAGGAGAATGGATAGTACAGTTGTAAGATCCATTGATAGTGTGCGAGTTACGTTCTATGATAGCGTTACAAAAGTCATAGAAAAAGAACAATATTTTACTAAAACAATAACATACTACGATACCTTATGGGTAACCAAAGATAGTATGATTACTATTCCAAAGTATACAGAAACTTGGACTTCTGGCAGCCGCGAGAAGCAATCTGAATCCAAGCTAACCAAAAAAGACTCTGCAAATATTTCAAAGGCAGAAGAAATCACGAAAACCATAGTAGAAAAAGATAAGAAGAAAATGGCCAATAACTTTTACAAGTTCTTGTTCTTTATTCTTATTGCCCTTGTCGTTATTTACATTTATACCAAGCTCAAAAAATGAAACGTATAAATCATAATATCAAAGGGTATGTATTCGCATTAGTTTACGTTATTATTGTACTCTTAATATCATTATTTATATGAAAAAATTATTCAATTGGGTAGCAGGGTTCTTCTCAGCAGATAGCCCAAATTCAAGCAAAAGACTTGTAGGTATTGTAGGTGCCGGTTTCTTATATTGGACACTTTATTCAAATTCACATAGCGAAAGTCATGTAGTTCCAGCCGAATCATTGGTATGGGGTACTGTTGTTTTGGTATGTACCTCATTAGGTTTAGCTTCTGTAAAGGAGATAGGAGATTTAATTGGCAACTTTAAAGGCAATAAAACATCTGAATAGAAATGGAAGCAACAATCCAAAAACAAGTTGAACAAACTTGGCACTCAAAGGCGTCATTAGTTATTTTACTTCTAACTATATTAGGTGGGTATTATGGGCTTACCGGTAAGTTTGAAGAAGATGGCAAAAAGTATGAAAACCATGAGGTTCGTATCGGTCAATTAGAGGCGGATAAAAAAGAGATAAGAGATGATATTAAAGACATCAAAAAAACTAACGAGCAGATATTAATTTTATTACAAAATAAAGAAGATCGTAAATAATGGCAAAGGCAGTAAGAAAAAAAGCAGAAGAATCAGAAGGCTTAAAGATAGGGGCTAATCCTCTACCTATAAGCTTTGCTCAATTCTCAAAGAATCCAGTTGTTGGCACTATGTTCTTGGTTATCATAGGTATTTCAGCTTTATATGTAGATATTAGAAGTACATTTAACAAGCAGATAGATGGTCAAGGTAGTAAGATTGAGAAGCTAGAAGTAAAGGTTGATGTATTGCAAGATGCGGTTCGCAGATGTGATAGCTCTTTATCATCAGCTACAACCAAACTAAGTACTTTAAATCAATTAGGTAAGATACAAAATATCAAGTAATGAAATATTTATTCATTTTATTCGTTCTGTATGGGTGTCAATCTGCAAACACGCAAGCGGTAAGTGATGAAAATATGAAGGAATTAGAGTTCCAAAAGCTTATGGAGGGTGTTAAAAAAACCAACCAACTAAGCGTATTAACACAACAAAAAGCAGCCGAAAAAGAGGTTCAGATAGTGGGAAAAGCTGTAAAAACTATATTAAGTTTAAAATCAGAAGTAAACCAATTAAAATCTGAGCTAAATGAAGTTAAAAGTAAGCTTGATTCTGCTAACACTGTTGACACTAGCAGCAAGAAATTCCAGCTCCGCCCAATACGTTAAGAAAATTGGTGGTGAAGAAAAGATAATCATAAGTAGAGCAGAAGGGGAAAAGATTAACGCTGCATTTGATAGCCTGAGTAATGTGGTTAGTTATCAAAACAATAAAATAGATAGTTTATTGAAGCGCCATGATTCTGTAAAAGATAGTTTGAAATTAGAGATTTATAGTTTATTTAGAATTAAAGACACATTAAACTATCAGAATAAAGTTAGTATAGATACTCTTAATGATTACAAATCAAGGTATTATAAAAATATAGCTATATACAATCAGTTTGAAAAAGATGTGAAGTTTGAACAAAAACTTCACAAATTCAATAGTACCTTATTTACATTATTAGTAATATTTCTTTACTCTCAAATAAAATAAAATGAAATTAAACGAAGCAGGGAAAAGCCTTATTAAATCATTTGAAGGCTGCAAATTAACAAGTTACAAATGCAGTGCTAACCATGACACAATTGGTTACGGAAATACTTTCTATGAAGATGGTGCAAAAGTAAAACCGGGTGATAAAATTACTCAAGAGCGTGCAAATGAATTGTTTGAAATTATAGCAAAAGATTTTGCAGATAAAGTAGATCCATTGGTAAAAAGTCAAGTAAATGAAAATCAATTTGCTGCATTAACCAGTTTTGCTTATAACGCTGGTATTGGTAATCTTATGAAATCTACTTTATTAAAAAAAGTTAATGCTAATCCTTCTGATGAAACTATTAGAACAGAATTTATGAAGTGGGATAAAGCAGGTGGCAAGCAATTAGCTGGATTAACTCGCAGAAGAAAAGCTGAAGCAGATTTGTACTTTAAGTAATAATATGAACAACTGGTACGTTTATAGACATATTAGACTTGATAAAAATGAACCTTTCTATATAGGGATAGGTAATAAATCTAATTACTCAAGGGCTTATGAGAACCATTCTTCTAAAAGAAATAAGATATGGAATGACATTGTATTGAAATCTCTTTATGAAGTTGAGATAATAATTGATAAATTAACAAAAGAAGAGGCATCTGAAAAGGAGAAAGAGTTTATTAAGTTGTATGGCAGAAAAGATTTGAATAATGGGATTTTATGTAATTTGACTGATGGCGGAGATGGTATTTGGAATTGCATTAGATCAGAAGAAACGCGTAAAAAGTTAAGGGAACAAAAAATTGGTTCTAAAAACCATAGGTTTGGTATAAAACAAAGTTATGAAACCCTTTTGAAAAGAGGCGTTTTTGAATCAAGGAAAAGGACAGAAGAAACAAAAAAGAAACAATCGTTGGCAAGCATAAAATCTGGACAAGCTAAAAAAACTGAAATCATAAATTGTGATACTAATGAATCTATTGGTGTATATCATTCTGTTTCGGAAGCTCTGCGTTCAGTTGGCTTAAATCCTGTAAAATATAGTGGCAAAGCTTCTCTAATTGCTAGAGGGTTGGGCAGTAGGAAAAAAGTAAAAGGGTACTCTTTTAAATATGTAGCATAATGAACAAATCGGGCTTAGCAAGAAAATACAGAGAGGAGCATGGGTGGAAAATGCCTACTCTAAAACTAGCTAGAATAATGTATGCTGAAAACAATCTTTTGTTTAAAGATGTAGAGGCCGCGAGATTATCTTTAAGGTATATAGAGGGGAAACATGGATCTGAAAATAGAAAATTCAAAACTATAATACAAATGCCAGAAAGACCAAAGAACCCTTACAATCTGCCTGATAGCGATGAAACGGAGTTCGCCCCCTATGAAATAAAAGGACATAAGCGAGTAGCTATATTGTCTGATATTCATGTACCCTACCACAACATTGCGAGCATAACTGCTGCGCTTGATTACTTAAAGAAAAGTAAGCCAGACGCTTTGTTATTAAACGGAGATACAATAGACTGCCATAGGCTTAGTAGGTTTATTAAAGATCCAAAGAAGCGTAACTTCAAATTAGAGCTTGATACATTCAAGGCTTTGTTTGATGTGTTTGAAAAGGAATTGAAATGCAAAATTTATTTTAAACTTGGAAATCATGAAGAAAGATATGAGCATTTTCTTTATGAGAAAGCCGGAGAGTTAGTAGGCATTGAGGAGTTTGAATTTCAGAATATTATTAAGGCAAGAGCCAGAGGTATTGAAGTCATAGCAGATAAAAGACCTATGAAGTTAAATAACTTGTGGGGTATTCATGGTCACGAATATATTGGCGGTATATCTGCCCCAGTAAATCCGGCGCGAGGCCTATTCCTTAAATCTAAGGTTAGTTGCTTTCAGGGGCATAATCACCAAACAAGTGAGCATACTGAACCAACACTTGCAGGTAAAATGGTTACTACTTGGAGTTTAGGGTGTTTATCAGAATTACATCCGTCCTATATGCCATTAAACAAATGGAATCATGGCTTTGCAGAAGTAGATTTAGATGAAAACGGGGAAGATTTTGAATTTAAGAATAAGCGTATCTTTCAAGGTAAAATATTATAATGGAAAAAGTAGACCACCCGGCACACTACAATGCTGGTAATATAGAGTGCATAGACGCAATTGAGGAAGCAGTTAAAGGGTTAGATGGTAAAGAAGCATTTGCTACTGGTAACGCAATTAAGTATCTTTGGAGGTGGAAACGCAAAGGTGGTAAAGAAGATTTAAAAAAGGCAGTTTGGTATATTAATAGACTAATAAATGATGACCAATGAAACTAACTTCTACATTAAAAATATCTACCTATGGTTGCAAGGTTGTACTTATTATTACAGATTCATTAATCAATGAAGCTAATAAAGTATACAAAAAGCATAAAATGGAGCAGATGTTTGAAGGAGATGCAGAAGGTACAGTTATCACCCCAGACATAGATGTCTATTACATGATTATAGAACAAAAGTATTTAAGCCACAATACCCTATCACATGAAAATTACCACATAGTTAATGTAATAAAAAGTGACAGAGGTATTGTAGATGATGAAGCAGGAGCATGGTTATCAGGACACATAGCTGAGTTTGTCTACAAATTCATAGACAAGAAGCAGCTAATAGTTAAGCACTAATACATAAAAATAATTTTTTAATTTAATTAACTCGGTTAACTTTGGAAAAAAAATACATGAAGTTAAGATTCATCTGCGCTCAACCAACCTCCCTTTATTACGCGTGGCAAGTAGAAGTTATGATAAATAACTTTATTGAAATGGGTATCAACCCTAACATGATAGATATTGTTTGTTGGAAAATAAATGATGTTATTCCGGAAGAGTGGACTAAACTAGCTGACAATTATCCAGTAAGATTCTTTTTTTATTCTGATACCAGAGAAACTAGGCACTACATATCTTCAATACGTCCTAACATATTGAAGCAGCACTTTGAACAAAATCAATACATAGAGCAAGAAGCGGTTCTTTATCATGATTGCGACATAGCTTTTACCAAAAAGATAAACTGGGAGCAGTTCCTACAAGATGATAAGTGGTATGGATCTGACTGCCGTTGGTACATAGCCCATAGCTACATATTAGGCAAAGGTCAAGACGTAATGGATAAGATGTGTGAGATAGTAGACATACCAGAATCATTAATAAAAGATAATGAGCTTAACTCAATTGGCGCGCAATATTTAATGAAGGGTATCAATGCGCAGTTTTGGGCGGACGTTGAAAAAGATTGCGAAAGATTATTTAATGAGGTAACTCACCTGAATAATGAGAAGAAACAATTAGATCCAACACATCATGAATTACAGATATGGTGTGCAGATATGTGGGCGGTGTTATGGAATGGCTGGAAGCGTGGAGCAGAAACAATCTGCCACCCCGAACTAGAATTTTCATGGGGTACAAGCACCGAAGCGGATTGGGATAGATTAAATATATTCCATAATGCCGGTGTTGTTACATCTGCCGGTGGTTTGTTCTACAAAGCAGAGTACATGAATCAGTTGCCTTATAGTGCAACTTTGAATATAAACGAAGGAACCGCCAGCAAGAAGTACTGGGATATTATACAAGAAACAGCTAAAAAATCAGTTTTATTATGACAACAAAAGTAGTAGAGTCGGAAAATCCATTAGAGCATTGGAACGACATTCAAAATGTAGAAGGTAAAGTAGTGTTAGATTTAGGTTGTGGGTGGTTGTTCCAGCCATTTGAATCAACGCCTCAATACTTCATAAATAGAGGAGCTAAAAAAATAATAGGTGTAGACGCATCATGCGGAGAAATTGAAAAGCTAAATGCAACTTTCCCTGAACATACTTTTGTTTGTAAAACTATTTCTAATTTTGATGATTTACTGGGATTGATTACAGAGTATAAACCAGAGCTAATTAAAATGGATATAGAAGGCCATGAGCAACACATGAAGGATATTACTGCTGAGCAATTTGAATCAGTGGAGGAGATAGCAGTTGAGTACCATAATCCTACCTGTAAAGAAATACTAGAAAAGAAGCTAACTGAATTAGGTTTTGAGATATTTGCAACTAATAAATTTGGTTGGTTCTGCACAGATATTGAGCAAATGGGTATAATGCACGCAAAAAGATAATATGATCATAAATAAAGCAACATACGGAGGTCAAGATTGTACTCAATTAATTAGAGATAAAGTAGTATCAGATAAACTTGTAGTAAGGTCTAATAATGATATTATAGGCGATCCGGCCGTTGGGGAGGTAAAGTATTTAGAGCTGGATATAGACGGCAATTTATTCAGTATCAGGGAAGGTAGTGTATTTGTATACCCAAAGTCTAAAAGCAGGAAATTGGGCATATTCTATTCCAATAACAACAATAAAAAGATATGGCCCTCAATATACAAATCATTAGATACAATTAAGAAAGCCAGTAATGGAGTAGCAGACATTGTAACTTGTATGTGGGAGCCTATGCCGGAAAACCCTTTTTACCAAGTTAGAAGCTGGTACCAATCCCAATCACATCTTAACCAGTTGTTACAAATTA